CTTGAAAAATGGGGATATAATTTTCCATTTGCAGCACTGCAGAAAAACGAAATTCTGCCAATGCAATTACCAAAGGCTGATTACTAAGCTTTTCAAAGTGTTTCATACTTTATCCACAGATTTATCTATAGTTATTTTTTAATTTTACCCAAAAAATTACCCAAGGTATACTTAATATTTAAGAAATTTATTGCCATTTGTCAGGACAAGGATTCAGATTGATAATTTTATAAATTACACTCACGCAATTAATGTCTCATCTTAATAATTTAGAATTCAAAAAGATAAACTCATGAAACACATTACCCTTATTATCCTACTCTTGTCTTTAGCCTTCACTGGTTGTGAGAAGCAACTTAATGAAGATATAGATCCAATCACAACCACAACAGCTCTTGAGAACTCAGATAATATTCTGAGCAAATACATAGAAAAGTTAGACTCAGAGTTCACCACACAAGATGTGCGGATTAAAATTTTATGCAGAGACTACCCGCGCGAGTATCAAAAAAACTATATGCCTAACTTGTTGAAGCTCTCACCAGGTGAATACTCTGAAGCTGTGCTTTTGGCTGATATGGATTTGGTTTTGGATCACTACAAAGAGAAAGATGCTATTCAGTGCTAAAGCTTTCTTACTTCTGAAATATTAAATCTTTATATTGGACTTAAGACCTCTCATGACCAGGTCTGTAATAACTAAGTAAAGCATCACTAACCCGCTATCCGCGGGTTTTCTTTATGTAAGGTAAGTGTAACCTTGTCTTTAAATGTTACATTATAACAATTAATATAAAGACACCTATGATTCATAAATAGAAAGGTAAGTATCAATGAAATATTTGTTAGGTGCAGCATTGTTAGGATTAGCAATTACTGGCTGTACTTCAAATCCAAAAAACGAAGTGGTACAAGAAAAAGTTGTGAGCAATACTCCGGCTGAAACTCAGGTAATTAACTTTACTGGTCCAATGGATCTTACAGTTGAATTGAAATCTTCAGATAATTTTGAAACCGCAGAAATGACTGATAATTCTGGCAAGGTTTATCACCTTAAACGAGCTATTTCAGGAAGTGGTATGCGTTTGGCCAATGATGACGGCGTTTCAATTCACTTCAAAGCTGGTGAAGGGATTGTAGAGTTTATGAAAGACAAACCTATCAGTATTACTGAATACAAAAAATAAGATTTACGCTTTAAGAGAACCCACCTTGTGTGGGTTTTCTTTTGTCTATTAAATCTTATTTCACCTGAAGAGTAAAAATATTTTTACCATTTTTACCTCACAGGTATTTACTTTATTTTACCTCACAGGTATATTTTATCTCACAAACAAAGAAAAGCCCCAGCGTTGCGGTAACAACCTGAGGCGTGACCCACACTCTCTCTGTGAGTAAAGTAATTATGAACACAAAATTAACTCCACACAATAGCTTCAAGGTAACTCTGTTTACCGCTGCCTTAACTGTAAGCGCCTTGGCATTTGCTCATCTTGCTGACTTTGGTACTGACCAGGTAGCACCAGCTCAAAATATTCAATCTGAATATGGAATCGTCTCTTTAAAGATGCTCGACGATGTACACGGTGAAGCTGTCGTAAATCTGGATGGTTTTCGTTTGGAAATCACTTCATTTGAAGTTGAAGCACACCCGGATGATTATGGTGTACCAGGTTCCGAATTCACAAATATAGAAGTCGTTGAACTAGGTGAAATCAATATATTTGATGCCAATGGCAATCCGTATAAAGACTTCACTGACTACCAGGATCACCGTGAAATCAATTCAATGATCGCTGGTCACATCATGAAACATCGTCTGGTGGAGGTGCAGTCATGATTTTAAATTCTGCTGATCAAATTTTTGAAGCACTTTTAAATGGCCAGCTAGTCTACTGGTGTGAATGTGGCTCTGATGACTGGTCTCCTCTTGATGATCGAACTCAAATTAATTTTGTGGACCTTTACACCGGTTTCCTGCAATTCAAAGCAGATGAGCTACCTGTAATACCAATGCCGATTGAGTTCAACTCAACTCATCGCTACTTCTCTGAGTACATCAAGACCTTTGAAGAACTTGAAATATATCGAGTGGGTAAAACGCGTGTGAGCTATTTCGCTCTACGCATCAAAAGCGCTGGAACCATTGCTGACTATTTCTGCAATACGCAGATCTACTCCATTCAACCCAATGGCTCATTGAAGAAGATGGATAAATCTCTTACTCCGCAATGGGTTCTGGATGGATTGGAAAATGCGCGTGTTGCTATGCGCAAGAACAAGCGTCATCAAGCTTTAGAAAGTACGGGCTTCTTTGCATCTGAAGACTATAAAAACTTTAAACGTAATAACCGTTCTGCAGGAGTACGTTGAGATGGCTATTCAAGTATTTACACCGGAAAACACCCTGCTTGTAGAAAGCATTAAGTGCTACCTGTATACCGATCCTGGTATGGGTAAAAGTACCATTGCACATACTGCAGAAAAGCCTTTAATTTTTGACTTTGATAAAGGTCAGCATCGTGTATCTGCTGAGCTGCGTCGTGGCGCAATTGTTCGTATTGATAGCTGGCTTGACCTTGAAAATCTTAAAGATGACTTCTATGCACCCTATAAAACTATCGTTTCAGATACTGTAGGTGCAATGCTGGATGCAATTAAAGATCATCTTTCCAAGAATAGTGACAACCTGCAACGTGATAAATCACTGACATTAAAGGCGCAGGGTCTAGCTGGAAACCTATTTATGAAAATGGTTCGTAAGTGGGAAAACCTAGGTAAAGATATTGTTTTTATTGCTCATGCTGTAGAGCAGGAAGCTGGTAAGAATAAGATCAAAATTGTGCGTCCAGATCTGGCTGGCAAAAATAGTGCGATGCTTTATCGCATGTCAGACATTATGGGCTATTTACACGCTTCTACCGATGAGAATGGGGATGATCTCCGTACGATCTATTTCAACCCATCTGAGTCACACCATGGCAAAAACTCAGGTCGCTTAGGTCGAATACATACAAATGGAAATGGTGTAGAAGTTTGCTCTGGCCAAGTTACTGTTCCAGATTTGGCTCATTCCCCTACTTTCCTTGCAGATCTGCTTAAACAAGCCAAGGACCACATCAACACTCTTACCCCAGTACAAGCCGAAGAGTTAAAGAACATCACTGACCTTAATCACTGTAAACAAGTCTGTGAAGAAGCCAGTCATGCCGGTGATCTAAATCAGCTTACTGAGTCACTTATGCCTGAGCATAAGTATGTAAAAGAGATGTGGTATGCAATTCAGATCCGCGCCAAAGAAATGCAATGTACCTACGATAAAGAGAAAAAGCGCTGGTTCAATCCACCTCAATTCAAAGGTATTTCTGATGAGCAGCTGGCCGATCTACAGGACTTTATCGATACCTGTGGTCTTGATGCGAAAACAGTATGTGAACATTTAGGGCTTGATGCTCTCAACCAGATAGAGGCTTCCAAATTTGAAGCTGTAAAAAATGACATAGAACAATTAGCGAAGGGAGCAATGACAGCATGAAAACTTTAAATGGAAAAGAAGCTTTTGAAGCAATGATGGCTGGCCGCAATATCATGTGCCGTGCTGCTGGCGAGTTAATGGATTTTGATGACTTATCTCAGTTCCCGGCTACGATTTTCGCTATGCCAGGCTATGAGTTCTGTATCAAGGTTGAAACCATGGAACTGGCAGGTATTACCTTTACCAAGCCTTTAACTCTTGATGATGTTCGTGAAGGTCAAGATGTTTATGTCATCAACACATACGGTTCATCAATCTATGTTGTTGAATTCGGCAAAATGACTAGTACTGCTCTCATTGAATCCATCAATAACGGATTTACACAACATGATGCTGAGAATGCAAAGCTTCAATTGCAAGCAATCTCTAAAGCTTTAGGTCGTGAGTTAATTGGTGATTGCTTGGTGGTACGACTTGGCAATGAGGAAAAACAAAAGAAACGTCGTAGCCGTAAAGCCGAGGAAGATACTAAGCAGGTTATCACACCAACTGATTCAGGTAATGCCGTACCGAATATCGAAAAACAACCTGGACCAGAGGTAGTTCAGTCTGTTGATGTTGCACCAGAAGTATCAATCACTGTTGCTGATGTTTCAAAGGCAGCAATTGAAGAAGATGCGATTGAGACTGATCCCGTAAAGCTTGTTGAGAAGTTCACAGCACAAATTGACCAGTTTACCAATGCTGAGGACGTTCTTTCATTCCGTCACGTATTTCTGGCCAATGGACACTTGGATCAAAAAGATCAACAGTACTTGTGCAGGCTAACTGAAGATAAATTGCTTGAGCTGGATCCAGGGCAATACACGTCCAAGGTTGAACCTGAACCAATTGCAGATGAAGTCATTGAAGTCGTGCAACCTAGTTTGATTGATCAAATTGAAAACATTGCACGCAAACAAGCATCAGTAGAAAGTGCTGAGCATGGTAGCGCCTCTATCGATCTGTTCTACAAAAAGAAAAAACAGGTTCTGATCAATCGAATCTATGACATGGATTCCGTTGAAACTTTAGAACGACTGGCACCAGCGATACCTGCAGCTAAATTACTTCCAGCGGATCATCAGGAACTACTTAGCCTGTATGCACAGCGCAAAGATGCCTTGATCCAAGCTGCTAAAACTGGGGAGGCTTCATGAGTTACTCCTACTCTTCAATGACCCGCGTGCTGCTTGTGCAGCACAAAGGTCGGGTTAGAACTTACCGCAACATCAACCTATTCGGTATTGATGA